GAACCGGCGAATTGAAATGCATTTCAATGCAAAAACACAGTTATATGAGAGATGTTGATTATTAAATACTTATGGGTAATCCCAGTAAGAAAAGTATAATATTATTGAGCAATCAATTTTTTCATAATTGAAAGCTTTTCGGTGAAGTCAACAATATGTTTATTCCATTGTAGTTTCTCTTCTTCGCTTTTATACTTCTTATGCTTAATATGGGAAGAGTAGCGTATGATGTTCATGTTAGCATTAATCAATTCATTCATGAACCTCTCTGGATTCGCTTTGCGCAATGCATCTAATTCGTTAGATAGTTTATATTCCTGTAAGATAGGGTGTTTATAAAGGAATCTCTTATGGATAGAATAGTTATTCAATTCTAAAAAAGCCAAATGATTCCGGATGTCATCCTTCACCATTTGGCTTATATTATCTAAGGTTGGGTTATCGTCAATTATAGCATCCAGTTCGATCATCCTTTCCCATGCATAGCTTCGCTCATTATAGAGCACCATGCATAACTGGACTTCTTTATTATGGGTTAGGTGCCAGGGGATGCTGGGGTATTCTGATCTTGGACCTCTTCTTTTTTTTTGGATTCGTCAGCCTTGGATGCATCTGCCTTTGGTTCCTCTACCTCAGGTGTCTTTGCCTTTGATTCTTTTGCCTTGGATGCATCTGCCTTTGGTTCCTCTACCTCAGGTGTCTTTGCTTTTGATTTTTTTGCTTTGGATGCATCTGCTTTTGGTGCCCTTACTTGAGTCGCCTTTGCTTTAGATGGGGCACTCTTTTTCTTATCCACTTTGTCCCTGTTCTCAAGGATACTCTCAGCACATACACATTTGCCAATTTGCAGCAGCATACGCTCATCCAGGTGCTTCTTGTTAAATTGATTAGCTCTTTCAAGTTCACCAAGAATCTTTGACTGAGGGAATAATTTTCTGAATAATTCCTTATCCTGCTCAAAAAACTCAGCCCCAGCATGCTTATTAATGAAGTTGATAATTTCAATCGATTCCATAATATAATATTTTAATTGATTAATTTAGAGTGCAAATATGTAATACATTACTTTTCGTCAAAAGAACAAAAAAACCCCGCCATAAAGAGCGGGGTTTTCAATAAAAATCAATCCTCGATTCAGGATTGGCGACCAGGGTTAAACTCTTGAGCCTGAAACTTCAAAATACTCATAGGTGCTTTCACCATTTTTGAATATTTTAAAGCTGATTTGCTTACCTGTCAGCGCTGTCCATGTAACGCCTCCGATTAAAGTAAAATCGTTTGCTGAAGTAATCAGTGAGGGATGAGATCCTCCAGATCCCAGGATTGTCACGATCCTGTTAATATCAGCATCGGTTACTCCAGTGAATTCAGTTATTGTTGCAGCTGCTGCGGTTCCATCCGTTAACTGATATCTTGGATTATCCGTCAATGTAATGGTGGTCGCATCTGCAGCAACGGTTTCAGGAGCTTCAACTGGTGTATTACCGGTATAAATTGACCATATTTCGCCACATTCATTTTTGAACGTCAATGTCCAGCTTGTATTTTCTTTGCCTGGACCACCGGAGAAAGAAATCAATTCTAATGGTTTACATCCATTACCTCCAAGGTATTTGTCCCCTGTACTACATATCTCATATACAAGATAAAATCCCTTTCCGGCGCCCGTTTCAAGTAAATTAAGCGTCGCGGTAGCCATACCTCCAATTACAAATGAAATCTCATTAATTATCGGTGCAGCTATATCGCCCTTGGTAAAACTTGATTTTGGATCCGGACTATTCAGTACTGCTTTTATATAGTGCCAATGCTCTCCTGCTTTTAGGGGTATATTACCAACCTCCCTTCCGGTTCTTGTCGGAAATGCCTGTGTATCGTCATATTGATCTTCAGAAAGTAGGTATAATTTTGCTTTAACCTGCTTTCCCACCTTTTCAGCATTTGTCGGATCGTCGATATCGGCAACGGCAACCATAATAGTTGCTAATCCGGTTGTGCCACCTACTTTATAGAAATCATCCTTCGTGGCATCACCGGTGGCATACATAATTGCAGTGGATACGAAAAACAAGAGCATAACTATACCCCACATTTTAAGCATCATTTTTCTCCTGGCTTTAAGATTTTCCTTAAATGACCAGGCTAACTGTTTTTTATTCATCTTTTTCATTGCATATATTTTTTGATGTTAATATTCAGTGATTTAAAGAAGGGGAGGTGCCTGATAAGGCATCCTCCCTATCTTTTTTATGTGGTCACCAGTCGGGCAACTTCAACAAACTTGCTTGTTGTAGCATTCCAGTAAACCTCAAGGTAATCACCCACGGCTCCGGGATCCCACGCATCGACATTACTGAAGTACCCTGATTTGGCAACTTCTGTCGCATTTGTCATGCTTCCGCATTCCAGTCGATAAACAATACCCTCCTGGGCGCTTGTGATATTTGTAATGACAGTCGCACCGCCATTGGCAACACTCTTGAACCGGTCATTTTTGCTTCCATCCAAGGTTGTGACATTTGCTGCCAACTCAGTGTAAGGATCATTCATAAAGATGAACTGATTCACTCTTCCGCTCGCAGCCAGTAAAGCCGCTGAAGTATACTGATATCCCACCAGGTATGCTGCCACACCTTCCTTCCACCAGCTTGCCACAATCAGGTTTTCCAGATCTCTCTGGAAATAGAATTTCTCCATCTCGCCGGCAACATTCTCGAGAATTTCGATGTTTCCGGGTATTGTAATCCACATCAGGCAAGAGTTGCCCATATATGGAACAGGAACTATCGCATCAATCGAGTAGTCCATCACGCTCAGCTCAGCTCCCTTGAAATCAAGGTCTGTTCCGTATTTGTCGCGATAAGCAGCCAGATACCAGGGAATGTGTTTCTCATTCAAGTAAAGCTTATAGCCACGCATGGAAGGAAGAATCTGATTGACGGATTCGATAAACGTTTCGATGTATGCCAGCAGTGTCGAACTGGTATACATACTGTATTCAAAAGGCTGGATTTTGAACGCCGGTACATACGATCTCAGCCTGGTGATAACACCATCTGACCCGAATAGGAACGGGCTGGCTGTTCCAACAATAGGCTCAATTCTGCGCCCACGTATCCTGCGTTCTTCTCTCTCGTTGAAAAGAACCTTCAGCGTCTGGACCATAAGCCATTCAATCAATGTCCATTTGATAGGATCTGATCCTTCGCGATTCAGATATCCTATATATTCCTTTTCGAGCTGCTTCAGATCGCTGAATTCATGCTTCATCATCACATCATCAACCTTGGCAACTTCAGGAATGAACTTGTGAGCGCCTTTGAATACATGCCCACTTTGGTATGACTGCGAAAACTCAGTTAAAAAGGCGTTGGTCATTACCTCTTTATTCTGCACGCCATAGCGCACAGGAAAGATAGTTGACACTGTCGGAAGACTCCTGATGTAAGCAATCAACGCGTCCTGGCGTCTGACTACATATTCTTCACCCCAGCCGGTATTATCAAATGAATCGTAATTGATTGAGGATACCATATCCTTGCGTCCCAGATATCCCTGCTCAAGAAGATAAGCTACACGGTTGCCGACTGCTTCAGAATATTTATCGAACTCATCCTTTAAAGCTGTGATCTCGGGCCTGCTCCATGATGGTTTCGGCTGACGCGTGGCAGTGATCTCATTCCAGGGCTTTGTCCTGGCAAAGAAATCAGATTCGATTCCAAACGCATACTTGGCAGTATGCCCGAATCCTCCCAGGAGAATCTTTTCCCTCTGTGCTTCCACCTTCAGCTTTTTCCCCTTTGATTCTTCTGCATTCGCACCCATCTTTTCAACCTTCTGCGTAAGATCGGCATTCAGTTTTTTCAAACCTTTGATCTCTTCAGCCACATTCACCGGCTCATTAATTTTTGCTGACTTGCTGCCTTCTTCGTCGGATTTTGCAGCATTTTTCTGAACAGCTGCTCCGGCATTATCTTCCACAGTATTATTATCTGCCGTGGCTTCTTCGATATCAGATGCAAGTAATGCCGTAATTGCATCTTCATGTTCCTTTTCAAACTTTGGAAGCTTCTGGGCATCCTTTACGGCCTGAAGGATATCCAGATTATACTCCTTTTTAAACTCACTGGAGAGCTTCTGCCAGTCCTCACTGGTCATCTTTTTCTCCTTGATTTTATCAAAGAGTCCCAGTTTTTTTGCTATTGCCATTAATTTTTCTTTCATGATAGTATGGTTTTAAGTAAGAAATTGTGTTACTTCCTTTGCTGTATAATCAAAAGCGTATTTTATAATGTCTTCAATGGGCATAATTGCATCAATAAGCCCATTACTTAGGGCGTCGTTAGCATAAAATGTACGGCCCTCAATAATTCCTTCTGTTTGCAGATCTAAATTGGGCCGCTGTTCCTTCACCAGATTTTGAAAGCGAATAGCCCAGGGGGAGAGTTCTTCTTTGATCAGAAGCTGTGGTTTGCCATCTCTGGCTTCGATTATGGCTTTGTTTTTCCATTTCGATTCGGGCGGAATGATTTCAATTATCTTTAACCCGAATCCCTCCATCATTTTTCTATCATCAACAACCTGAGCCATGATCCCGATCGATCCTACTTCAGCCATTTCATCCACAGCAATGATCTTATCGCCGTATAAGGCGAAATAGTAAGCGGCACTCATTAATTCTGAGTCCACGGCCGTTATTACCGGTTTATTGCGCATTGATATTGCGGCCGTAAGGGGAATGACTGAATGAGTGGATCCTCCCGGCGAATGAACCCTTAAGATGACCGCTTTAATACTATCATCTTTATAGGCTTCCTTTAACAGAGCAGCATAATCTTCTGTCCCATAATCCCACCATGTGCCATATTTTGTCAATGTACCCCTGATGGGTATGATGGCCACGGCATCCTTTTGTGTTTCACCTGGCTTCTCGGTATCGATAAATTCATTGAACCCAAAATCAAAAAGCTTCATTTGAAGATTCTCACGCTTTGGGGGCTCAATTATAGCACCGGCGAGTATCTTTTCTATATATGGAATTGACGGGTATAAACCTGATATCCGAATAGCCAGGCTGCCGTCGATGATCTCTTTGATGAATTCCGGATATAACATTACCGCGTTTTAAAAGCGCGGCAATGTTATTTAAACCGATTCTAATCTGGAAGGACAGGTATTTGAGATGTTAAATATCTGTTTATCAGGATATGGTTAAAATTCAAGGTCTTCACATAGCCTGATGAAGATGATTTTTTGAGCCCCAAACTCCTTTTTCATATCATCAAATCTTACTGGGTATTGTAATGAGCCGAAAATGATCGGCCCTCCGGTGGATAAATTTAATTTAAATACCAGATCCCTGTGCTTGATTTCATTCAAGGTAGTATAAGATTCATCACATACGATGGTCATGGTTTGTTTTACTGATGGCCCAGGAGCGCCCTTATCAAGTGTTTCCTCCATAAGAGTTTCCCTCGCCGGTAGGCTTCGCATAGTGAAGCCTGATAGCAACGTGATGGTAGTGCCTTCAATCGTATCTATTTCGCTCTTTGGAGCGTATTCAAGGCTTTTACAGATGTAAGTTTTTACTGACATATTTCGTGTTTTTTAAGTTAAAAACGTCTACAAAGGTCTACAGGGGTCTACATAGGTCTACAGGTGACTACATACCCCTAAAAAAAGAACAGTTAACTGATGCGATTTTTTTTATTTTTTTTTCTCCGGTACCGTCTCATTTTTTCCAGTTTAATCCATCTATCAAAATCTTTTATGATGCGATCGTAATAATCCTGCGAGATATTAAAATCATCCATGAAACAGAAGATGATATCATTTTTCGGCACGTGATCTTTTATGGCTTTGCCAATTTCGGTATGCATAATAACCCTGTAATATTCCCTCACGGCAATTTCGAACATCTTGTTTTTTCGCTCTGATAAATAATTATAACAGTCAGCGTCCTTCCATTCCATTAATGGGATCTCAATTCGAAATGTCCATTCCCCAAAATCCTGCAGTTTCCAATCCTTTGGGGGGGGCGTTAGGTAATATTCAAGTCGTTTTAATAAATCATGCCCCTTCGGAAAAGCAAATACCGGATCATACCAGTTAAAATGTCCCCTCAAAAATTCCTGGTAAAAAGGGTCTAATTTGATTGTTATATATCGTCCAGATCCCATATAATATCATCTAAGTGAATATAAATCTCTCGTTGTCTTGAATAATCTTCGTAGTAAAAGGAAATCCGCTTTCCGGAATCCTTTCAATGGCATCAATAAGACCACTGGATGAAGTAAATATAATGTGCTTTTCATTATTGAATGATATCTGTAGGTGAAGACATTTACCGGACCCAATGTTTTTAAACACTTTTGAGTCCTCAATTTTGAAAGCATACACAATTATTTCCTTATCCAGGATCTTCTTAATTTTGATTTTATCACCTTCGAATCCCTTTAAAGTTGGTTTTATGCCGAATTGATCAAATCTGTTCATATAATAATTTCTTTAATAGATGATTACCATTACAATGCTTTGCCCATCCAAAATATGACGCAATGGATTGTAGATTCCTGTTCATGGCCATCATCCTTGCGAAATTCTTTTTAATGCTCTTTCTGAGCCTGATATGTGTGTGATAGAATACATACCCGACAAAATCGATCCCACGTTTATCAATTGGAAATATCTGATAATTCTCCTTGAGTTTGAGTTTCAGATTTTCAGTAAGATACTGGCGAATCTCAAAAAGCAATTGGTGTAAATAGGGCTTATCGGCTGACATTATCACCAGATCATCAGCATAGCGGAAATAATACTTTACTTGTTTATCCTGCTTTATCCAGTGATCAAAATAAGTCAGGTAAAAGTTTGCAAAATATTGTGAAAGATAATTGCCGATCGGCAGCCCTTCGGCACTGTCAATTATTGAATCGAGTAACCAAAGAAGATCTCGATCTTTTATTTTTCGTCTTAGAAGCTGCTTCAAGATATGATGATCAATGTTGGGATAAAATTTCCGTATATCAAGCTTTAGACAATATTGGGTGTTGGGAATATCTCGTAATGCTTTTTTTACCGCATTGGCCGCAGCATGAATGCCCCTTCTTTTAATGCAGCTATATGTATCAGCTGTAAATGCAGATACAAATATTGGCTCCAGGATATTCATCACGGCGTGATGAACGATTCTATCAGGAAAATATGGTAGTCGAAAAATAAGACGTTCCTTCGGTTCATGGATTGTGAAGGTGGTGTATTCAGATGTTTTATATGTTTTATTTATAAGCATTAAATGAAGGGTTTGAATGTTTTCCTCCCTATTTTGGTCGTGAGTTATTACGCCAGGCTGGGTTAATTTCCCTTTCCTGGCTATTGTATCTGCTAATTGAAGATTTTCAATACTACAGATCCTCTGATATAAATTATTTACTCTCTTCATTTCCTTTGCATTGAATAGGATCATCTTCCCGTTTGGTACCAATGCTCCTTTTGGTGATGTTATTTTTTGCCATGTCGGCAGGGTTTATGCTGTAGCTATTGCATAGGTGCGAACTGACATTCGTATTCGTGTTATCGTAATTGTAATTCGAATTCGAAAAATCGAACCTGGAGCTGGACGACAGAGCTGTCAGTTGAAACAACATACAACCTTTCTTTTTCTATTTTGAAATCAGAAAATATTTCTGGTATTCAGCACTGAATTGCTTACCAATATAAAGCGCTTTTTCGGATGAATCTGTGCAAAGGCGCGAACCGACAGACGTAATCGAGTAAGCGAAAAGGAAAACGAAAACGAAAAAACGAACCCGGAGCCGGACGAATTAATTTTGAACCATGGATAGTATTTGTATTGATTATTATTCGTATAATCGGCTACCCATCCATTATTTATCGCTTTGTATATAATAAATAGCCTATATACAGCGATGATAGCCCCCCGAAACTCTTCGGGTATCATTGATACATCCGGTAATTTTGTAGGATCAATGCCTTCTTTTTTACAGGCATCCTCAAACGATTTGATAGTTTTGAAATTGAATTTGGTTTTCATATCTTGTTTATTATATGGTTAATAATTTCCTATGAATTTCGATAAACTGCTCTCCGAAATAATCGGATAATTCCTTTGTTGGAAAGCAAAGGCGCGAACCGACATACGTAACCGTGCTAACGTAAGCGCAAATCGAACCCGAAAAACCGAACCCGGAGCCGGACGACCACTGGAACCATGGAAACCATTTCTTTTCATTTGAATCATTCCAGTTTGGTTTCCAATCGCCCCTAAGAACCCTGGCAATTAATTTCAGTTGCCTGTATGCTACTTCATCTTCGGTACCACCGGTAGATAAGTCATATTCTTTTTTTGTGGCATTATCTGCCTCCATATAGGCATCTTCGAATGTCTTCACCCGGTCGGTGATTTTCTCCGAAAAGAATCCCTTTCCAAAGGTGTTAATTAACACCTTCTTAAAAAATTCAGGAGCTGTGGGGAATAATTCCTTAGCTATTGATTTGTCGATTTTTAAAGTTTCCATTATTTTACCCTCCTTCCTAAGTAATCCCACAAAAAATCAATGGGTTTTCCCTCAATTTTCACAGGCTCCATTCCTGTCCTGATTTCAAAATTCAGCACATACCAATCATCGCAGTGTATCTGATAAGCCCTACCAGGTAATAAATATCCAATCGTATTAATATTTTTTGCCGGCCAGTACACCCCTGGTCCGGCAATATCTTCTACTATATCACTTTCGCCACCGGTCATAAACCCAAACACATATTCCGCATCAATCGGATAACTTACAGAAACGGGTACATAATGCCACCCTGGCGATAAGATAATCTGCATATCATCAGTAGGAATGCCGTAAAAAATAACATCACAATCAGCGTAAACATGAATCATGTAACCCTCATTTGTTTCCCATCCATCCATTGTGTTTATTCCCTTACTGGGCCAGTATACTGTTCCATGGTCGCTCTTAACGATAGTCACCGGCATATCTTTAAAAATACTATCCAGTGCCGGTTCCGATAGTTCCATGTAGGTTGAAATTCCATTCCAGCCAGTCGTTAAACTGACAACCTGCTGGGTTTTTGCAGTCAAGCATAGGGCGGCCGCAATTAAAAAGAACATAAGTGTTTTCATGATTTTTAGTATTAGAGATTACGTGATTTTAATATCTATATTCTTTGCCTTTTTTAGTATTTTCATTAGGTCTTCAAATCTTTGCTTGCTGTTGATTATGGTTCCCTTCTCATCATAATCACCAACCAGGATACAACCTGAAGTGTGTTTTGTAGTCCTTCCATTATGAATGCGTATCCCGGTAAACTCTTTAACATCCAAAATGTGAGGCATTATCCGTTTAAACCTGGCCGATAAATCCAAAATAACCTTATAAGTACCCGCCCAAATAGCTGTATCATCCTGAACTTTTATCTCCCTGATTGGATCCTCCAGTGTGTTACAAAAAAACTTATCATTGATATACATACATCCGACCGTATAATTCGGATTTTTATTCACCCGCAAAACCTCAATTAATAAATCATCAGCTGCATAGTCATCAACCTTGAATATGTCCTTAAATGTTTCCATTCTTCCTGATTTTTCTGTTTTGCCTTCTGAAACCTACATCGTGTCTGTTATGACATTTCTGGCATGCCGCCTTCAGATTATTCATATCATTATTGGTTGTATCATGATCCAGGTGCATTATTGTCAGGACAATTATTTTACCTTTTCCAAATATTCTTTTTATATCAACCGCACGTTGAAAAGTTTGCATTGCTGGAAAAATCATGGGAACCGTTATTCCATCTCTGAATTTTATTTCAGTAAATACTGTATAATTAGATGTTCCACAAATTTCACAATGGTTCTTTGCCCTCTTCAATACCGCCGGCCTGATTTCCGTAAACCAATTAGCCGGATATTTTTTATAATCACAAGGCATAGCTTATTATTTAAAATCCCCGCATCCGAAATTTTCAACAGTATAATGCCCCAGGGTATCACAATACCCCCGGTATTCACATTCATCATCCCTCTCCCAGGTCTTACATGATCCACAGTTTCTCGGAGCAAGCTTCTTCTTCTTTTTATGAAATAATATTTCACATACCAACAGAGCCCCGATCAATAATACTATTACAAACCAATCTTTAAACATATCTTTTGTTTTACTTCGTTATATCGAACATCGACAATCGTTCAATCAATTCTCCCATACAAACACCCTTTTATCTTTCATGAACTCCTCCAGCTTCGCCGCCGTCAGCCCACCGGTGACCATATACACCTGGTAAACCTTCCAGTATTGCCCTAAAATCAAAAATTTCATCCCCACTTTTCTCTTACCCTGAACATGAAAATCATCCAGCGTCGCCACCCTGGTCCCGGCCGGCTGAACGGCATAAAATTGAAATCCATTTTCATCCATTTCTGGAGATTTTTCATCTTTTACTTGCGAAAACAGATTGTCTTGTTGAATTATTTTTTTATCTAAAATCTCCATGATGAAAAAAATATTTTTTTTCCCAGATGGGTATATATTGCGAAAATAAAAACTACCGAACTACCTGTCACATTTACAATCTTTTAACTCCAAAAAACCGGTAGTTTTGGTAGTTTTTAGTAGTTCTTGATTTTTAAGAAACTACTAAAAACTACTAAGAACTACCAAAAAACTACCAAATAATTAGGTTAAATAATTGATAATCAATCTTAATATACTTTGGTAGTTCGGTAGTTCTTGTTTTTCCATTTTTTAAGCATAATTTCAAAAAACACGTCAAATTCATTAAAAAGGCAACTCTGTTTTAACTGGTTCTAAATAAGCATCTGGAGAATTTAATTGATTATCTTGACTAAATACATCATTTTCGTTAATTCTCATCAGATTTATCCCCAATTTTTTATAATCAAAACAATATGCTGTTGTTGTCTGTGATTGTTTAATAATTTCCTTCTTATCACTATCAAAATAATCGAGAGTAAACTTTGAGGATTTCTCTATTCCAACCCAGTAGTTACTATTTTCGAGATAATATTTCAGAGTAGTGTTCGGTAATACATTTTGACCGGTACGCCGGGCATGTTCGGCATATAATTTATATATCGATGAAAATTTTAGTTTGAGGATTTCGGTTGGCTCTTCCAAAAGCTTAGCCCCGGTTATAAGTTTCAATTCCTTCTCGGTGTCAATTTTAAAAGTCCACCTATCAACCAGGATGTTTTCATCAAACAGCGCCTCTATAATTTCCCAGAAGATCGCCAGCTCATTCGACCGGCTTATCTGACTATTCTGATCCTTAATGCTCTTTATACCTATTACTTTTATATCCTCATAAGTAAAAGGCAACCCCACCTTTTGCTCTAATGTTTTTAAAGCCGCCAATATCGTACATATCGACCGTAATATTCTGTCCTCAACGCTCGCCTGGTTCAGGGCAGTAAAAACATCCGCAAGTACATCTTCATAATTTTCATAAAAATGCTTCTCAAAATACTTACGATGGCCGATTATTTCTGCCGATAGATGTGATAAACCATCTCTTTCCATTGCCTTCAGGTCATCGTAACTCTTCTTTTCTTCGGTTGTGAATTGTGTTTTATGGAATTGCAGAAAGATTACCCTGGAGAACAGAGCCACATCAGCCGTTGGCATCTCTTGGCCCGATAGTATTACCGCCGAATTAACCAGCGTGGTTTCCTTTTTATTCCGCTTATCCATATTCAAGCGACTCCGCCCAATGCTGTCATAAATCGATTTAAGAGTTTCTATCTTGTCGTAATCCAGAGAGTTCTTGTATTCATCAATCCAGGCAAAAGCATTTATAAACTGCTGTATATGCTCAGCTAACCCAGCCTTAGTGCCATTGTGAATATTGAAGGGTGTCTGTCCTACTCCGAATAAGCAACTCAGCGACATAGCCATCTGACTTTTACCCGTTCCCTTTGGACCAAACAAATTAAGTATTGGGAAATTCTTAAAAATATGCATAATGAAATCCCTGAACAGGGCTGCAATCCAATATGCAATACCGAGTTTAGCATTATCTCCAAAAACCTCGATGAATTTTTCAGCCCATTGCCGCATAGTGATCTCACGGATCCGGTATAGGAATTTACGATCATCAATAAAAATCGATTTATCATCAATGTATATCTTCGAAAAAGCTGGTATGAAATAATATTTATTATTGAACTCCACCAGCCCATTTTCATCTATCGGCTTAAAGGATCCCGAATCCAGTATCCCGTTGCTCCATGCCCAATACCCTTCGTTCTGCCATCCAAGATTACGCACCTCATAACAGGTACGGGTTTCCTCATAAAGCCTTAACTTCAGCTTATTCATATGAGCATCGGTACCCCACCATAAGTAATTACCCCGCCCCTCAATGTTTTGTTTAAAATTCATCAATGATGTCATTTCCTGCATTGTAAAATCAACCACCACTCTAAAGCCACGGTAGTTGATCAACTCATAAATTCTCCTGGTGTCATTGATGCTTTCAACATGGAAGAGAGGCCTCATAATGAAGTTTGAAACCCTTGTAATCGATTCCTTACCCCTGAAAAAGTATTCATTCTGATACTCATAGAAGCCCCATTTCTGGTAATCTTTCACATCTACTGTATCCGGTATCGGGCAATCTTCTTCCGGATCCACTTCGGCATCCAAATTCAGCTCCTTCAGCTTATCCTGGAACTGCTTCTTAGGAATATTATGCCGCTTCGACAGTTCTTCCGTGTAAAAGCTTTGTACATCCATATCCAGAAGCGCCATAAGCCGGCAAACCTCATTAAAAGCGACATGCTTCTGCCTCGGATCATCCTTCACATCCATCAGCGTTCCCGCCCTCCAAAAGATGTAATCGATCTTATTCTCAGTGATAAACTTAGAAGGAATAATCTCCCCCTCTCTTTTAGGAGATGGGGTAGAGGGGGAAAGGTCGCCCCCCTCTCCGAGTGGAGAGGGGGCAGGGGGTGAGGCTGTAAGGCGAAAGAAGCTATCCGGATCCTCTCCCTCCGGAAGGATCACCACGCTCACATACATACCTTCCTGCAGACATAGCTCCCCATTCCTTACCGTTGCATTAACACCGGCCTGGTCACCATCATATACCAGGACAATATTCTTTGTATACCGGCTAATAGCAGTGATCTGCTCTCGCGTGAGGGCCGTTCCGCATGGCGCCACCGTATTCTCAATGCCGATACAATGCATTCTGATCACATCAGTATACCCCTCAACAACGTGGCAGCAATCAGCCTTTGCGATGGCTGCCCGCGCATGATTCAACCCATAAAGTACCGTCGATTTATGATATACCGGCGTATCGGTGGTGTTAATATATTTAGCTCCATTTTCACCGGCTCCTTTCAAGAGAGTCCGGCCACCAAAACCAACCACACGACCAGCAATGTTGTGAATAGGGAACATGATACGTCCCCTGAAATAGTCATAAAGTTTCGTTGCCTTTTCACTCTCCTTTATTAAGGTGCTCCGCTTCAGTATATCATCACTATAGCCCTCTTTGCGCGCCATAAACAATAAATCATCCCATTTATCCGAAGCATAACCGATCTGCCACTGGACAATCTCATCATCAGTAAACCGGCTCATCACATAATCAAGCGCCGGCTTATTTTCTGGTAATTTCAGATTAGCGGCATAATGCCTGGAGGCAAAAGCATTAACAGTATATATACTTTCCCTTTCCTTCCAGGCTTTATCCTCTTCCTCTGTGCGCTCTTTCTCAGTAATCTTGATATGATACCTATCGGCCAGGTATTTCAGCGCCTCCGGGAAGCTCATCTTCTGATGTTCCATTATAAAATTGACCGAATCACCCGACTTACCACAGCCAAAGCAATGATAAAACCCCTTAGCGTTCACATTAAATGATGGGGACTTCTCATCGTGGAAAGGGCATAAACCCACCAGGCTATTGCCTTGTTTTTTTAGCGTAACAAAATCACCTATCACATCCTCAATCCGTGCCGATGCGATAATCTCCTGAACCTGGTCTTCCGGAATCATGTATGCATAATTTTTTGCAGTTTCTGTCGTAGTTCTATCACATCGGTTCGCGATAATGCCACCTCAATATCGAGAATCCTTTCCTGCGCTGCTATTAATAATCACTATATCATATTCTGATAGAATCATATATATTATTTTCTTTCAAAAGTGAGGGTTACTATACTTCACCCTCACTTAAGCATACCACCCCCCTCTCATTGGAGTAGCATTAATTTCAGGGGCACTGCCCCTATGATTACCAAGTGTTAAATCCGTATCGCAGGACGTAACTATCTTTAAGTCATCCCCGCGTAAGCAGGGATCTGTAAATAAATCCGGTTCATTTTTCTTCACCTTCTTCCACACTTTCCCCACAGGTATCGCAGTAACTGATTTCCGGCTAACTATAATTCCCCGATCTTCCAACCGCCTCACTCCGGCATCAATCGCCTCCCATTTCGTCCCCGGGAAGTTGCCGATCTTAGTTATCCTATAAAATACCTGCCACATCATTTCTTAGATTTTAACACTCTGGGTTGGGTTTGTATCTTTCTTTTCTTCTAAGAGAAGTGCGTCTGTTTTGCTTAAAAACTCTTTTACCATCTGGGGATTCTGCGTAAAAGATATAGCCTTAATAACATCCACCTCGAGTTTAGCACTGCGCACAATTACATCACCCACTTCAGCTATCGCCCGGGCGGTTTCAATCGAAATTTTCTCTTGTTCATCAGCCCCAGGATCATTACTAAGTTTCAACCTCTCGATAACCTCGAACAAGTGACTTCTCAAATCATTCAGACTTGTCTTTTTCATTAATTGAATGTTTTAATTTTCCTAAAACCTGCATTACCTTTCGCAAATCCTCCGGATAGCGTTGAATTGTGTTCCTTCGCATATTTTCGGTTTTCGTTATCATTTCCAAATTTTCAATTCTGCAATCCATTGAATTTCCGTTTATAAAGACTATAATGCATCCTGGAGGGACGGGACCATAAGTATCATTCCAAATCTTGACATGATATAAAATCCATTTCATCTTTGATACCCGGTAATATTTATAGGGTCTGCCTGTATTTGTTTTTCGGATTCTTATACACCCGTCAAAACTTGTATTTTTTGGAATATGTCCTTTTTTAAAGCTTGTACTACTACCCTTGCAAATACCCTTCGTACCTAAATTCCAGCTTTTATGATTTTTTTTAAATGAACCCGAATTGGATTTACATATTCCGGTGCCGGCTGCATTTTTATTCCATGGATAAACCGGTTTTCTGATATTCAGTTTATGAGCTATCCCGTAAACAGATAATACCGTACGACCAAAATATCGGGCGATATCTATGTAAGATAATTCCTGGTAGTTTGATTTAATAAAATTTATTTCAGAATCAGTCCACAATTTTCGTTTCCTATTTTTCAAAGTATCCACCTGGTCTAAATTTGAGCTGATATGAGAGTTCATGAACATGTTTTATTAATTTCTGTTGATCATCCTCTTCCTTGTCATCCCCACCTAAGCGGGGATCTGTTCCCCCCTCTCCGGGTGGAGAGGGGGCAGGGGGTGAGGCTGTAAAAAGTTCCATCTGCTTCCCCACCTCAAATAATATTATTCTCTATAGCAAATCGCGCCACATCCACCTTAGTACCACCAGGTCTAATCTTCATCTCAAGATTACGCCTATGTGCCTGCACCGTGAAAACGCTGATATTTAGTTTGACAGCAATTTCCTTATCTAGTGCTCCTAATCCGATATACTTTGCGATTTCCACTTCACGCGGTGTTAAAAAGCCAAAAGGTGCCTGAATAAGAGCACATAACTTACCCTCCCAGCGGCAGTTATTATGTACCCCACAATCATAAAATTCCGAATTTGAGCCCCCCTCTCTGGTGAGATCGGGAGAACCATTGCAGGCAGCATAACGGCATTTTACATATTGTTTCAAACGCTGTACAGGATCAGTAATTCCCATTTTATAAAGAGCAAATGAAGCCGCCGGATGTGCCTTTAAATCAGCAACCAATAAATCAAATACTTGTGGAGTTAAGGTTTCAAAAGGCATTGTCACACCATATTCAATGATATAAACATCATTACAGTCGATAAAGAATTCGATATGGTCATCGATAAGGCCGGCGGGAAAGTTGTTTTTCATAGTTTTTTTTATTGCCCCATTCACCTCCCTCAAGTTGGAGAGGGATAGGGGGTGAGGCTGATATTTTGTTGCGGGGAGGGGATTCGAACCCCCGATCTCAAGGTTATGAATCTTGTGTGTTAAACCACTGCACCACCCCGCGATGAGTATTAATAATAAAAACTAAACAATACACCACGATACACCACCTGACACAACAATACTTCACAAATCATTATGAAATTTTATTTTAACTTTTGAAAAGAACAATACTATACTTTACTTTAGCCTACGTAACAACACATAACACCACTCAAGAAATAATATCCTATTTAATACTTATTAATTCACAATTGATTAACTTAAATTTCCCGAATAACCCCTTACTTTGAGCACGAAAAGCTCCAATGCCACACTTTGATCCTCCATATTCAATAATTTGAATAATATCCTCGTCTGTCATCTCGTCTATATCAATGCAAAGGGTAAACCGAGCGCTCCATGGGAACCATTTGGGTCGATATAACATTACCCTGTCTCCCGTTTTATTAGGAACCGACCGGCTGTCAATTTCATAATTATCCGGCAAAATGATTTCTGATTCCTCTATTGTCCAGGTAGGGGCGACCACATAAGACAAATTTCTTTTTATCCCTCCGATTTTGCCTTTTACCCACTTACTGCCATTTATAAAACAGTAACGCAAATGTTCATTTGGGATATAATATTTCCCTGCAGCATTTCGATAGGCAAATGCCTCAGCCATTATTGCTTCGGATGAGGTGTTTTTTTTGATAATTGATCCCGATTTTTTTTCATTCTTCTTTAATTCCGCTTCATTCATACGATGCTGCATGTATGGACTTGTACCTTCAATTTTTACTAAGTACTTTTTCATAGATTTGATTTTAAATTATATTTTTTAAAACTAAACTTCACATTACATTACTATACGAAACAACACTGAACACAGCGGTACTGTATATGAATTTTTATTTTTGGTAGATTTCGATAATTTTCTCCTTACGCTCGAGCTGTTCGTTTTTGTATTCCTCAGCAAGCTCAATGGCTGCATTAAGGATGGAAAGATTATTCCGCTCACCGTTGATCACCCTTATAATCATCGACAAACTGAACTTGTTATTCATTCGCTCTTTCAGGATTCGTGCATACCCTACCGGCAGGCTCTTTCGTAACTTTTTTAATATCTCTTTTTCCATCCCTCTATTATGCTATTTGTTATGTCTTTAAAATGTCTTATCTTTGTCATCAATTAGTCAACAAAACTAATATAATTAGCAATTAAAAACAAATAAAATTATCAGTTAACATCAATTTATATCATTTCTAAATATTATATGTTGATTTACAATAAAATAAAAAAGGAATTAACTGATAGAAATATTAATTTAAAAGATTTTTTTGGTAAAAGAGTCGGTTTAAGCGAAGGAGGATTCCATCAAGCTGTCCGAAATAATAGTCTAAAAGTCCGTGATCTCGAAGAAATATCTAAGGTGCTTGGCTTATCAATGACCCACTGGTTTGAGGATGATGTCTCTGATTTAACTTTGGAAGAAGAAAGAACCTGGAATGAATTTAAGGAAAGCCATGAGCGGCGATTGTTAAAAGAACAAATGCAGGAAATCATGCGCGATGAAATAATCATTAAGAATCAAACAAAAAAAATAAGGGAAATAGAAGAAGAATTAAACAAATGTCGCCAGGAGCTAATGAATGAACGCAAAAGGACTGCTTAGAGTTATAAAGCACTTAATATTATAAATTATGGAATGGGTCTGTTCATGTTTTTTTGAAAATAGTGAGAATACTAAGGTTTGCAAAGAATGTGGTAGTCTAAAACCAGTAAATCCAAGTGACTTAAGTTTTACTTATCCTAATCTATCAGCCAATGATAGGCAGGCATATTGGTATCTCCTTTCAGCCTATAATCATTATGCCCAATTTGAAGCGATAAAAAACGAAATCAATGATATAAAAAAATCAAAGCCATCAACGGGATCCCAACAACTGGCACAATATGAAGTTATATTAAATTCTATAAAAACATCTTTCGATATATCATTTAATCATTGTATTGATTTAATAAGTCTATCTAATGCATTTTCAGGAACAATACAGGTAAATATTCCCGAAAAAGGAATGGTTTTTACAAATAAAATCCTTAAAGCAGAAGTCTATTATCAAAAGGGTTTTATTTATTATTTGCTGAATAAATTTAATGAAGCAATTGAGAGTTTAAAATTATCATTAGATGTTCGTAATCAACAAATAACATTATTCTTGATTGCCAAATGTTATGAAATGACACCACTTCATGTAAGTACCTGGTCTAATTCAGCAAAACAAGCCGAGGCAATAAAAAAGCATCAGGAACCTGCTATCGAATATTATACTAAGTCATTTCAAAGTAATCCATTCACCGATTGTGGTCTGGAAAGCGGTATAAAATTAATGGAGAAATATTTTATTAAAGACTTAAAACCATGATTCCCTATGACCCCGCAGGACGCCGGAATAATTGAAAGGCTATTAAAGCATTTTTTAGCCGTAGGTTCAGTTCGCGATATAGATGTTATAGATCGTCTGTCTAAGCTGGAGCAATTAAGTTTTAATGAAGCTACAGCGTTGATCAATCTTACTGAAAGACTTGGATTAATTAGCGGTATTAAATCCATTTATAAAATCACTATAGATGGAGAGAAAGCAGCCAAAATAGGGGTAAAGGAATTTTTGGATGAGCAGGAAAGAAATGAAAATCTAACCATCAAAGCTACTAAGACAACTATATGGACTAATCCGATAGTTATTGTCTTGAGTATTCTATTAGTCATTTTAGGGATTATCACTCTTATTTTAGCAATTAATTGCAACAGGTAATATATAGGACACAAAGAAACATAACTACCCCACAAATGAAAGCTATTTTAAAACAAAATTGATTCACTATTAAGCATTGCAATACTCGTTCGGGAGTGTTTTTAAAATCTTCCTCTGTCGGAGTAGAATCTTTGAATAAAATTCTTAAAAAATGCATAATTCAAATATTAAAAACGCACAAATATATTACACCGGAAAAAAGCACGAAAGGACAAAAATTACAACAGTACAAAAACTTGACAGGATAACATATTAAGGCATGGTAATAAATTGATTAATAATATATTATAAAATAAATGGGATTTCCTCCAGGTTCACAAATTTCACAAACCTCTCATCGCTCTAAGAAAGCGCGCATTTTATACCCTTATTTTATAAGGGCTCCCGAAATGCAATTCTTAAAAATTTATTACTTCATACTCGACAAAAACTGGATGGATTTTATGCCACGCATTAAAATTTTGATCAGGGATAAATACATAAAGACAGATGGTACAGCAGCCATCAATCTTCAACTCTTCCTTATGAAAGAGCAGATTTTAGTTCCGTCTGGCATTTCGGTTACCCCGGATGACTGGGACAATGAAAAGAAAATAGTGAGAGCCAGACATCCACGAGCTGCCGATTACAACCTTATCATTGAGCAGTGCCGGTCATTGGCAAATGATATTCTTGTAAAGTATCGGTTGCACAAAATAGAGCTGACCCCTTCATTATTTAAAGCTGAATACTCAAATCCTTCAAAATATGCTGATTTCTATTCATGGTTGGAGGCCGAAATAAAAGAGAGAAAGGGATTGTTATCGCCGAGCTCGGTAAAGCAGCATTATGTGATGCTGCATGCGTTGCAAAAATTTAAACCAAGGCTTGTCTTCTCCGAAATCAACGAACAGTTTATTGAGCAGTTTGAGAAATATTTAAAGGTGAAAGAAAAGAATGGGTTGAATACAATAAGCAATAAATTAAAACGATTCAGTGAATATCTTACCCGGGCACAAAGACGGCAACTCATCCGCGAAAATCCCTTTAAATCATTCCGTATAAAGCATGGTGGCAATAGCATCTCATATCTCAACGAGAATGAACTCAATCTGTTACTCGACCTATATAAGCGTCCAGGGGCTCCATTTTACCTCAGGAAGGCATTGCATTATTTTTTATTCGCATGCTTTACCGGACTTCGTATCAGCGACGTGAGGCGGCTCGAACACCAGAATATTATAAATGATACAATAGTTATCGTCCCCAAAAAGTTAAAGAACACAAACAATCAAGCCGTTGTCATTCCTCTTTCCCAGCCGGCTTTAAAGTTGATAGCCGATGCCGGCCCTAACAAAACAGCCGGTAAGATATTCACTATGTATTCTGACCAGAAAACAAACGTGCATCTCAAATCTGCAGCAAAGCTCGTCGGTATTGAGCAGGATATCCATTTCCACATGTCACGGCACACCTTCGCCACCCTTTTTCTCGAAGAAACCAACGACCTGGCTACCCTGCAAAAACTCCTGGGGCATTCATCCATTACACAAACAATGGTATATGCCCACGTTTCAGAAAACAAAAAACGCGAACAAATCAAAGTCTTTAACAAATTCAATATACCATGAAAGCAAAATTATTCTTTTTAAGCCTGATCCTTTTCACCTCCTGCGACAAAGAAGATCAAATCACTCCGGAATTATTCAGAGGATGGAACCTTATCGGTAAATCCTTTGAAGTATCTGTAATAGAAATTTGTTCTTATGGGGCCACACTGATCAGTGTGGATACATTGAACGGAATTTACAGTACATATCATAGCCTAAACTTTGATTGTACTGTGCGACAAGATTCTATCATTTCATATTCTTCCACAAAATATTATAACGATTATTTTACATTCGAGCAGATAAAAAGTGAACTAAACAGTATGGATAGTCTTACAATTACGCAGGCAGGGGAAACACACCTGGAATGGCAGTCAGATTATTTCGGCTATATGCTTACTAAAGATATCGGAGTAACTTATATCACCGTGGCCGATCTACCGTAAATATTACCCCCTCTCCGGGTGGAGAGGGGGCGGGGGGTGAGGCTGATCACACCTTCAGCATCGTCAGCTTCGCCGGCTTTATCTCATTCTCTGTAATGCTTACTTCAATATCCTTTACCAGGTAATCTATCCCAAAGATCCTGTACTTCTTCGAAAAATCAAATTGCTGGAATTCGGCTGCCGACATCTGTTTGTAATAATATACCACCCTTACCGATTTATACCATTCAATAAAATCTTCCCAGAAGGTTTTATAGAGCCCATTAGCGCCATCCCATATCAACTCATAACTCCCAACCACATTCCCCAGCGAATCGTATCTGGTTGGTGCGGCAAGTGGGAAATGATCACCATTCTCATCGTCCTGCAAACCGCGATAAAACAACAGGTGAAGGTCACATTCATTATCACCGGTGTCAAACGCTGAGGATGATCCCATCTGAGATATTGCCGGCATTATTGCAACAACCTCTGTCACGCGCTCCATAGTCAGCGGCGACATATCAGGGGCCATGTCTTCCCCTCCATCATCAATAATAAGCGGCAAGAAGTTATCGGTAAGCTTCCGCCAGGCTATGTTATTATCTTCATCAGAGGAATAGATATAGATCGCATTGAGGTTCTTCACCAGGGCAATCTGGTTTAATAAAGGCTGAACCGGAAGATCATCAAGGATATCGTACGCGCCCAGGTAAGTGTACTTTTCATACCCCTTAAAATTGTCATCAAAAAAATCATTCTTATCCGACCAGTTGAAATCAAATGTATTACCCTCACTTTCCTGAACTTCCACATCCGGATCGGGAATGATATTATCGGAAAACTCAATATAAGATGCTGCATTAATGATGTTTTTGAGGAACAATAACCTCGCCTCGTTGGTTGTATTATTAATTAATAACGCGGTTCCAAATGTCTTTTTAATTGCCGTGAGAAGCGTGGAAATTTCCACATCAGGCACATGATCCTGAATATTCATAGAAGTTGCAAACCGGTTCAGGTTACTCTCGCTGACATGGGTGATAATTATTTCAGCTTCTAAAACATCAAAATCAGCCTCCATGTCATCATCATAAACATAATATTTTATCTCTTTTCCAACGTCTGCCTCATCAACCCAGAAAGTATATTTATGTTGTGTTAATATATTTTCAGGTAAACTTATTGAATTCACATCACCCGAATTCATAATGCGTATCAACCCATAAACATTTGCTCCCTCACTACCATTTCCAACTTTGATGTTTACAGTAACATTATGGTAACCCTTTGAAGCAATTTCATAAGCCCCAAGTGTGGTGTTAAATAATGAATCATCATCTTCGTTATCGTCTGTCGAATCATCATCAAATATAACATAGTCAGCAATATGTACGTTTTGAGTGGCCGTTAATGATGCCCGTGCATAATATTTTTTCTCTTTCCTGTCGAGTGCACGGTTATTATAAATGAGTAACTCCTTTAGCTCATCATCTTGCAGAAAATCACCCGACAGAGAATAATTAAAGAACTCAAAAATCTTCTTTAGCACATAAAACAAATATGGTAAAGGCAATAGTGATTGCTGATTATCCTTTGAAGGATCCTCATAAATTGCATTAGATAAAAAATAATTACGGCCGGCGCCTGCCAGGTAATAATTAAGGATGCTGAGGAAATCAGGATTTTTTTCATTCTCCTCACCATAAAACTTGGGATTATAAATACTCGGGAACTGGTAATTTACATCCGGATATGATTGCGCAATTACAGCAAGAGCGTGCGCAAGCACCGCCTCCGGAGTGCTGCCAAGTGTTATATCATCACCATAATCGATATCCTTTAGTTTAACAGACTTAATCAATGAGTTGAAGAAACCTTCACCCACTTTTATAAAGCCCTCAATAATCTTATTGTTTGCTTTGGTAACCTGAATGGTATCATTGATTAGGGTAATACCGGCGAACGAAATATAAATGGAGTGATCGCGCAGGATATCTGCATAAAGTTCTATCCTGTTTGGATATCCAAATATCAGTGAGTTGCGGGGAGTGAAAGGAAAAGTAAGGGGTAATGAATAACTCCCCTCTTCTGGATAGAAGATGGGAGATTTCATCATAAGAGTAAAATTTATACCACTGATATCGACAATTTCATTGTCGATGAGGATCCGAAGCATCTCTATTTTTTAAAAATTTCGTACCAGATATTGAGTTTACCCTGACTGATATTGCCATGGTCCAGGAATATATATACCTGCGAACATTTTACCCGCTCAAGTTCAAATAATACAGCGCCATCGGCCTTATCTATGTCCTTACTAAGCCCATAATTCACAGCGGCAGTATCACTTGCCATTGATTGCTTTATGATAAATTGTCCCGATATCGTATCGTCCACATCACGCCATACGGCATGAATATTAACATCGTACCAATTGGCATTATATGGCGAGGTTGGAAGGTTAATGGTATAGGTATTATCATCAGAGATGGTCATATTATCGACCAATTTTGTTTTCTGGGCATCTGTAACAAACCCGAGCGATAGCATCAAAATAATGATCATCGTTATCCTGGTGACTAAACTAAGTAAATTCATCTTTTTCATTTCCGTTATATTTAATGGTTAAAATTAATCTCCTGTCAGTCTGGCCGGATGCCATTCAATTGTATCGGCACCCCTTATTAAGACCAGGGAATCAGGCGTTGTGTTCGTATGCGACCATCTGAATGACCAAAGACACAAAGAATCCGAAGCCTCTATCTTATTTACTGTTAATGTTGTAACCCCTGAAATCGCACCGGAGTTTATAGAAGCAATTCCATCACTGATGGTAATGGCACTTATGGACGTAAATCCTTTCAATAGATTACCTGACCACTGCGCAATACCATCTGTTAAAGTATCTCCAATTAACACTATTTTATCAGTGGTTGCTCCCAAATAAAATAATCCCGCCGTGCCACCACTCGTTAAACTTTGAATCCATGTTGTATGAATAGTATCCCTTATTAAAGCTGACCCATAAACATCAAAATTATACGCAGGTAATGATGAATTAATAACGATATCGGTCACTGCAAATGTTCCGGCATAATATGGCGATCCTTTAATGGTATCGTAATTAATAACGATATTACTTCCGGTTGCTCCCAATACATCAATATAAGCAGTATCGGCATTAAGGTCTCCGGTTATATCACCAATAAGATTTCCGATGATATTCCCGGTTACATTGCCTGTAATATTACCAGTAATCGCACCAATGACATTGCCAGTGATATTACCAGAAAATCCACCAACGCAAACGAGTTCAGTCATGAATACAGGATTGCCTTTTATGGTATCATAATCTATTATTATATTGCTTTGTGAAATTCCAAACACATCAATATAAGCAGTATCGGCATTAAGGTCTCCGGTTACGTCACCAACTATATTTCCAGTGACATTACCAAATACGGTACCCGTTATATTTCCTATAAATGCTCCGATAAAGTAATTTGAATTAACAGTATCGACATACATGAGGTTAATAAGACTATTGGCGCTGCCGATATTGGATCCTTGTGTAATCACAGGAAATAGATTAGCGCCTATGGCCATATTATTATAGAATGCCTTCAGCCCATAAATGTGCTGATGCGTTGCCGTATCGACATAATAGGCTGCCGCCTGGCTATCGAGGATATTAACCGTGACATTTCCCGAAAGCCGTTGAGTTTCACCCTGTCCCCAGATGAGCGGCGACATGGCGAAAATGAGTGCGAATAATAAAATGTACTTTTTCATTGTCTTGTTATTTAGAATTATTATTAATAAGTTCATTTTTCTTCTCCTCATTTCTCTTTAGGAGAGGGGGTTGGGGAGTGGGATTATTAGAGATTGAAGGATCTGTTGTAGTCAATTGAGACACCCCTGCCACTGCACTAAATATTCCCGTTAAAACTTTGGGTATCCATGAAATTTCCGGTGGTAATGGTATAAAACAACATGCGCCGAATAAGCCGGATAATGTCAGACTTATCTTTTGTATTTTTTTCCAGAAAGTTGGTGTTTCACTTTTTAACCGCTGAACAATAATATTTTTATCTATCTCTGCTTTCAGAGATGAATATGACAATGTTCTATTTTTCATATTTATAAAGTTTAAACCAATCTACTAACATTTCTCCAGGTGGATTTGGCATTATTCCTATACCCATTATGACAAATAAAGGGCTGATGATTGAGATTCTCTTCCGTCGGAATAAGTATCCATCAAGATAAAAGGATACAGTAGTGTCTGTGACCTGACAACTATATATATGCCAGTCACCTTGATTTCCCATTCTATGATGTTCCTGATACATCTTCCCTTCGTGGTGAATATTTGTAGTGAATCCACCACCGGAATAATCCCAATACTCCTGGATATCGATTTCATCATCTGTACTGTTGAAATTATACATCCAGAAAGCATTCCAAATGCTGTCTTTTTCGTCTTGTTTGATTCTTGCAGCTAAGTAATAAGATGGACTCACGGGCATCAACGGACAAGTATAAGGCGTAAGTTCGATCCTTGACGTAGCTTCTTCAATTCGAATACTATCATTTGTTGCAGGACAATAAAATGTTCGTGGTCTGTAGGTAGTTAAAAATTTAACAATCCCATCCCTGCAAATGATATTTGAATCAAAATGATATGACGTAGATGAATGTGTAAATGGTTCCCAATCCCAATTATGAAACCAATCACTTGTTATACCTTCATTAAAATTATCTTCATATACCAGGACGTAATTATCAGGCACATATATATTCTTATTGTCAAACTTTTCAGGATGCGCCTGCATGGCATATTTCAAGGGGCTGCAGGCTGTCAACAAAATCATTAAAAATAATAATATTCTTTTCATATATTTACCTTCTTACGATTTAAGTAAACTACTATATAACATCCAATGTTTCACAACAATAACAGTTATATCCTGGATGCATGATATGGCTTCTGTTGTAAATCTTTTCGTCTTTGAATTCATAACTCCATCACTTTGAATTTCATGTACCTTCTCTGAAAACCTTTTAGTTCTAATATCTAATAGTGGAGCCAATGTTTCAGAAAAAGCCGGTTCCAAATTATCAAGGGCCTTAGATACTACTCTTTTATTTGATATAAACCTTGCGGTCAATTCTTCCCTGGTTATCTTATCAAGTCCAATATCTATAATAAAGGAAATTGTTTCTTTCGATAATTCACCAAGCTCAACCACAAATGACATTACCAATGATTCGGTTGGAATATAATAGAGAGCATCTCTTACTATTTCCTCAACACGTAATTGCATGTCTTTTGTAAATATTATTCTCTTCACCACAACTCCATGTTCATCTACCGTTTGTATAATTGTCTTTACATCTCTTTTTATTCCAGTCATCCACTTAATAAGATACCCAACACCTACTGAACAGAAAATCAGAAAGATAGCAGACAATATTTCAATAAATGGTAATGAATTCATGTTTTACTTATTATTAGGGTTATTATTGCATTCATTTAATTTTAAGGCAAAGCCGCGTATCCCATAATGTACCAGTCATTCCCATCGCAAGTCAACATTGCAAAGTCATTTGAGGTCATTGTAATATCTGCTTCACGTGAACCACCCGGAAAATCAAGCACAAAATTATTTGCGCCAATATTTTTAATCCAAAATATCATACCCATAAATGTCGCTGCTGCCGCCGGTATGTCTAAATGCTTTGTCCCATCAGACATGTTGCCAAGTATAATTCCATGTGTGACCGCTATTGTGGTGGTCGTGGTAATGGTTTCAATCGGTTGTTTGAAATTGTTATAAAATTGTGCCACTCCATTTACGGCCAATACAGCCGCCGGTACTGTTGTACCTATTCCGACATTATTTTTTACATAGACAGAGCCGCCCACGTCCAAAAGCTGAACGGGTACTGTACTTCCAATTCCTACAAATCCGGCACTGGTTATACGCATTCGTTCCGATGTCGCCGATCCTGATGCTTGCATGGTGTTAAATTGCAAGTATCCTCCAATTTTTGTAGTCGATAAATTTGTTGTATCGTCGCAAGTGGCAGTGATATGAGCCAATCTATTCCAAGTAGATTCATGATACCCTTCAAAAGCCATTTGCCCTATCGCGTCCCCAGGTACAACGGTTGCCGGACTTCCCACAGACCCACGGGATTTCTGAAATAAAAACAAAGCATTAGCATTATTATCCACCTCCCGTCGAAAAGCACCTGCATAACCTGCTCCATAGGTAAGCAGCATACCGTAATCGGTTGTATTGGTAGTAGGATTGTACACCTCCAAAGCCCAATTTGGTGTCGTAGTTCCTATACCAATATTTCCACTTACTGCAAGGGTCGCTGTTTTACCTGATGGATTTGTGTAACCGATACCCACGTTGCCAGATACATAAGCTGTACCAGTGACTGAAAGTTTATGAGTAGGGTCTGTAATGCCTAAACCTAAATTTCCCGCGTAAAATGTCGCTATCTCTGTTTCGTTCTGGTAAAATCCAATATCTGTTGTACTCCATGTAATTATAGCAGCTTTATCGGTACTATAAATGGATTCGTGATAATGTCCAGTAAGGGAATATAACTCGCCTAAAATTGATACATCGGCTTTCTTAAGAACCCCTGCATCACTAAGTAATATTTCGTCTGTTGTAGCAATACCAGAACCTAAATCAGTTTGTCCTGAGATAACATTTGCATTTAACATACTTGCCGTGACCTTAGTAGCCCCAATGGTTGTGGCATTACCCACTGATGTCACATCACCCGTAAGGTTAGCGTTAGTTGTTACTGTGGCTGCATTGCCTGTGATAGAGCCGGAGATGGCATTTGTACAAGTAATATCTGTAAACCAGCCTTTTAAAACACGTGTTCCTGTTACTCCTATTGAGCCTGACATAGTAAGATTATTTACCCCAAGAGCCAAGTCACCCCCCGATAAAGCAAGTTCATTACCCGTTTGTGTCAATCGTAAATCATTATTATCAAAATCAATAAACCCACTCTCTGCTATGTATAAACCTGACCATTGAAAATTAGATGTCCCTAATAATGCACCATCATTCACATCAGGTCTTACCGCTTCGTCTGCTATTAATGTATCCGTTTCTATTTTATTAGCATAAATATAAGCAGCCCTTAACTCATCGTCATCGGCATCATATACTAATTTTGAGTTGGTTTTTGGTGCTAAATTTCCGGTTGCAGTTGTCACAAATAATATGTAGCCACTTGCATCAGCACTCTCGTCAGCAACCGTTATGGTAGTTGGTACTGGTACGTCAGCAGCAACCAATGACCTGAAAGATGGGGTACCAGAGGAACCATTGGGAGATGCAAATATCAGATTAGCATTTTTATCAGCCCAGGTGCCTGTGAGTGTGCCTGATGTGGTTACCGGACTATTAGTTATCGTTATTTCTGCAGGTAATGCCAGTCCTACTGACGTGACCGTTCCACCGCCACCACCCGGCGCAGCGGCATTAATCCATACACCATCATCGTATAATAAGACTTGATCATTTTGTGCAGATGTAATGGTAACATCACTCAATCCGTCTAATGAAAGTGTGGTAAGATATCCGGCTGATGCATGATTTCCCCATCCATAAGCGGTATTCCAGTTCCCGGAATTCCCTCCTGTAGCTGTGATAACTCCATTCACATCCAGCTTTGTAGAAGGAATAGTACTCCCGATTCCAAGATTTCCATCAAAAACCAACCCTGTTGATCCGTCAATAGTTGTTCCTGATGCCCAAACTGCTACCTGGTTATCCAAAGGAGTTGGCACTGCCGTTACATTTCCCCCTGCAGATAATGGTGTTCCATTAACCATATAACTCCCTGTTATGTCTACATTCCCAATGATATCGAGCATTTCCGTTGGTAAGGTAGTGCCGATCGATACATTACTTGTAAATTTTCCTTTTGCAAATGTTGGATTATCTGTTGTTCGTAAATCCTGATTAAGATGCGATGAGCCTGTAAGTGTTAATGCATATGAACTCAATTGTCCTGTAATAGATAAGATATTTATTGGATTATTGAGGTCGATAAAAACCATGTCATTAAGGGCGGTTGCCCTTACTTCACCATTTACCTGTAATTTTTCGCTTGGTATCGTCGTGGCAATTCCTAAATTCCCATCAAACCATAAATTATTTGTTCCCTCTATAGTGCCATCTCCAGTCCAAACTCCAACCTGTGAATCAGCTGGTGTTCCAACCTTGGTAACATTACCCCCTCCGGCCGAAACGGTAAATGTAATTGTACTATCATTCTCACTTATTGTCATTCCCGATCCGGCTGCAAGTACAATTCCAGGATGTCCACCTGCGGAATTCGACCGTATTCGTGCATCCGTTGCCCCTCCGGCAGCAACAGTCAAAACACCCTCATTGTCAACATCTCCATCCACTTCCGCTGTCAGATATCCTGCGCTCGCATGATTACCCCAGCCATAAGCCGTGTTCCAGTTTGCAGAATTATCAGTCACCGTTGAAAGTAAACCGGCTGTCGCTTTAACTAATCCTGTTAGTGAGGTTTTAACTGTATCTATATTTTTCTGATAATAATGTAATTGAGAAATATAACCCGTTAGACTATTATGTGCCGGCACATCAGCGGCAACCAATGTTCTGAAAGTTGGCACACCTGTGCTGCCATTTGGTGCAACAAATACTTTATTTGTAGTTTGTTGGTCCCAAGCTAATGTGAGAGTCCCGGTTGATGTTACGGGTGAATTTGTTATATCAAATTCCCCTGTGGGTGCTGCCAAACCAACTGATGTAACAGTTCCTGAAGTTAATCCTGTTGCTGCTATCATTATTGTATCAGCGGATTCTGATAACGCTATATTAGATCCAGCCTTAAGAGTTACAATCGGACTGCTTGATGTATTACTTGTTATCTGTGATGTGTAAGCAGTACCAGTACCTACATCTAATAAACCTTCATTAGTAACCGAATTATCAACATGATTACCCCAGCCATAAGCCGTGTTCCAGTTTGCAGAATTATCAGTCACCGTTGAAAGTAAACCGGCTGTCGCTTTAACTAATCCTGTTAGTGAGGTTTTAACTGTATCTATATTTTTCTGATA